AGCTCTGTTGAGCTCGGGCAAGATCTTGGTGAATGGAAGGAAACTTTGCATGCCTTCACGTCGCCTTTTGCTTCTTTGAGAGGCCTTATTACTGGGCATTATTCTCGGCTAGCGAAAGCCAAGAAGTTGTACCGTAATAATACACCCTCTCTTAGGAAAGCTTTGGCGGATAGCTACCTGGAATTTACCTTTGGATGGAAGCCGCTAGCATTGGACATTGCTGATGCATATGCTGGTCTTGCGACTCGAAGTCGCATGACCGACGTTATGCCCATCTCTGCCCATGCTTCAGCTCCATTCGGAGGTTCCACTGCCGTTCAATCGACCGGCACTGGTTTTCCGGGCGTCTCTGCTTACCAAACGAACTCTGGTAAGTATTCTGAACGCCTTAAGGGTGCTATTAGAGTGAATATTGGAGCTAATGGCCTCGTGCCGCTCATGGATGTTTTTCAACTTTCTACAGTTGAAAACTTTGTGACTACGGCTTGGGACCTTATTCCATATTCATTCCTTGTGGATTATTTCACCAATGCTGGTGATATAATCTCGTCTTTCTGTTATAGCAAGAGCAACATTGCATGGCATTGCCTTACTACCCGTACTTTGAATTCACGCATTTGGCGTATTTCTGAGAACGGTAATAGTAAGTACAATCCTGGCTCTGAAACTCTTGTTGTGTACAGATATAGAGGCGGTAACGCTAGTAGTGAGTCCATCGTTTTTACACGCACTGTACCTTCGCTAAGTTCGCTTGTTCCTACTTTGCAGTTTTCACTGCCTAATAGTAATAAGCCTTGGCTTAATATCGGTGCGCTTATTCTCGGTGGTTCCTTGCCACTTGTTCCTTTCTTTAAATGAGGATCACAAATGTCTCTTACTCTCACGACCCCCGTAACGGGCGGTGCACAGACGGGATTTACATCCCCTACGTACACCTTAGCTACGGATACGGCGCCTACGAGTGCTGGCAAGCAGTATGCTGTTTCCGCTGTTGGCGGAACGCAGACTGGTGTTGACACTTCGTCGTCGCCGACACGTCCTTTTACAATCACGCTTTCACGGCCTCCAGTCCTTCGCGGACTGCCGGCTGTGAATCCGGTGACTGGCGTGTTGCCGTCGGTTCCACGAAACACGTACACTGTACTTGTCCGTAAAGGGGTTACTCCCCTTGCCGGTCAAGCTGCGGTGACTATGCAGGCTCGTCTCGTGCTGGATATTCCAGCAGGTGCCGATACTGCAGATGCACCCAATGTGCGTGCTGCTCTCTCCCTGTTGCATGGCGCGATCGCTCAGATCAGCGCCAGCATCGGTGATACAGCAGTCACTGGAGTTATCTAACTCCTAGGACTTCTGTATGAACAGAAAGCGCCTTGTCTCTGGGCTTATTGCTTTAATCTCAGTGGGAGCCAGTATTTGGCTTTCCACGAAGGGTATTTCAATTCCCCCGGAGGCCATACAACACACTCTTAATCCTGTAGAGATACGGGATAGCAAGTGAGTTGTATGTAGGTAGTGTAACCGAAATGAGGTGTGACGTGGACACTCGTCCCGACGCTCTTTATTCTGCCGTCCATTCTGACGTTCAAAGCATGCTCATCAAGGACTCAGTAAGTCCTTTTGAGCTGCCTCCAGATGCTTCTTATAGGCAGTTTGCCGCCACGAGTCTCCTGTTTGACCTGACCCGTAAATGGGTTCCAGCTCAGACCGAAGATATCGATCGGCTCTCCTTTGAGAAGTTCCTTGCATCAAATAAAAAGTGTAAGGACTGGGCTATCTCAATCAAAGATTTAGGAGACGAATCACTCTTTGCGGAATTCCTCCGTGAAGTTGATAATTTCCTACATCCAGATGGACTGCCCCTATTCTCATCCTATTTCCAATTTCTTGGTTTAGGTAGAACAGGGCCAGGCTCAGCTATTGGAGCACGAGGGCAAAGCTTATATGCTAAGCTCTTTAACTCCAAGTTGACTAGCACGTCCGATTGGCTGTATAAAGTATACAGCGACTATATCGAATGGTTCCCTTCTTTCGGCGAGGCGGAACGCCAACGCCGTCGAGAGTTTGGAACTCTAGATATAGTCCACGGTAGCAGGTGTAGTTTTGTACCAAAAACGAAAGACATTAGTCGTATGATTTGCGTCGAGCCAATTGTCAATATGTATTGTCAACTTGGTCTCGGCGCTCTCCTAGAAGACCGGTTGCTGAATCTCTTTAATGTAGATCTTAGCACTCAGCCCTCTAAGAATCGTCGACTCGCGGCCCTTGGTTCTAAGGACGGATCTTTCTCAACAATTGATCTGTCCTCCGCATCTGATTCCATCAGTTTGCGGATGTGTGAGATGATATTCCCGAAGTGGTTTTTTGAAACCCTTCTCGAGCTTCGTTCTCACTCAACTAGTTACAAAGGAGTCCGCGTTCCGCTATTTATGATTAGTACTATGGGGAATGGTTTCACCTTTCCCTTGCAGACAATCATATTTAGCTGTCTTATTAGAGCCGCATACCACTGTGCAGGTGTAAACCTGTATGATGGCGCGCGACAAAACTGGGCGTGTTTTGGAGATGATCTCATATGTGAGACGAAGGTCTTTCCATATGTTATTCGCCTTCTTAATGTTCTTGGTTTTGTCACAAATAGCTCTAAGACCTTCTTTGAAGGTCCGTTCAGAGAATCCTGTGGCACTGATTGGTTTTATGGCCAACCAGTCCGTAGTATCTTTGTAAAGAAACTGCGGTCGCAACAAGATATCTTTGTCGCCATCAACCTTTTGAATAGTTGGTCTGCGTATACCGGTATCCCATTGATTAATGGGATTAGTTATCTTCGTTCGTTACTGAGAGGGCCCAACCGGACTCTCTTCGTACCGTTTGACGAGAATAATGATGCTGGTATTCGTGTTCCTTCTATTCTCCTTCCTGGTTGTCTGAGAAGGGATGGTAATTTGAGTATCTTATACTCTTGTTCCCGTTCCCGTCCTCATTCTGTCCATGTTGGAGACGGTACTATCCGTGTACCGCGAGGGTTGAAGTCATTAACATTTAATCCTAACGGGTTACATGTTAGTTTCCTTTTTGGCGAAATGGTAGGGCATACTATTAATGTCAGGCATGACATTAGTACTTATATGCTAAAACTACGATGTACTCCTTATTGGGATTACATCCCTGTTGATAATGAAACTAACGGAGTTTCATTATCTTGGCGGCAGTGGGAAACTGCTGTGCTGATTAACTTCAGCAACCCTAGCTGAAAAGCTAGCAGGAGGTAAGACCTCCTACCTAGAATGCCA